TTGATAATACTGTATCATACATATCAATCACCTTTTACCTTTCTATGTATCTCTTAACTTGATTATATTGTAATACATATATATAGAAATGTCAAGCAAATTTTTAAAATTTATATAAAAAATCCTGTCTATTTCAGACAGGATAAAACAATATATTCAAGTGCTATTTCTTCATCTATTGTACCCATTTTAATTCCAGCTTCTACTTCTTGGCATTTAAGCATGTTTCTTTTAACTTCTGTTATATTATAACCGCCGACATTCTTACTACATCCATATAATTCCCCTTTACTCATCCCTGTTCTCTCCATTGCGTTCTGCTTATTACTGCCAAGACCTTGATAAGCTAATAGATTTCTAAAACCATTATATAATATGCTGGATATCATCATAGCTGGTTCTCCTTTTCTTTTAGCTTCATCAAGTTTCTGTATAGCTGTTTCTGAATATCCACCTAATACTGCATTAGTTAATTCAAATGTTATATCTCCTATTTCCTTATAGAACAAGCCTTGTTCATTTAATTGAGTAAAGCAACTGTCTGTTGTTAAAGCATCCCTGACTGAATGATAATGGTCTATCTTATCTATTTCCATTAAGATTCTGCCATAATCATAATTACACCATGTTATTAGCTTGGAAGCGTTTTTCTCGCTTAAAGCTGGCAGTTTTTGATGAATATAGTTAATTAGTACATCTTCTGATAAATGTGTAAATTCTACGGCATTTCCTTTATTCTGTGTATAGAATTTTCCTCTCTTATCTATACTATGATATTTAAGTAATAAAATATGCTTGCTTTTATTGAAAGTCTGTTTTACATTCTTCCAGTTTTCCTCTGCCTTGATATAAGCATTATCTTCATTCACAATGTAAACTTTATTAGACTTATCAATGCTCTTTTTTCCAACCTGTGAAAGAGCATAAGCTACAGTATCACAATATACAATCTTATAATTCTGTGCTATATGCTGAATATAAATGTCAAGAATTGCCTGCTCTTCGCCAAAAAGAATTAAATAATGCGGTACACTGTTTTCAGATATAGCTTTCATTAAATCTACAAGTTCCATTAAAATAATTTCCTCCTTCCTGTTTTAGTGATTTTCTTGACTGGTTTAGATTTCTCCTGTCTGCGTATATAATATTCTGTCATCTGTGTAAGATAATCTTTATCATGTGGAAATAATCTATCTGGTAAATCAAAACCTGTAGAACCATCAAAATCATACATCATATATCCATATTCTGTATCAGCTTCAAGATTCCCAGTAAAATCCTTTTGCATCTGAACAAGCTGATGTGACATTTCATCAAAATAACTATCAGATACAAAAGATTTATCATATTTATAATAAGCTATAGAATTTAAGATAATCTTACGCTGTAGATAATTAATGCAAGTAATAGCATTCCATCTTCTTGGAAATCTAATCATTCTCTTTAATTTCCTCCAATATCTTAATAAGCATAGATTCTATACTAGCTTTTTTATTTAAAGTGTTCCGGGTTAGTTCTTGCTTACAGATAAATAAAGGTTGTATACATTCAGCAGATAATTCAAAATTCTCAAACATCCTGTATAATCTTTTCTGAAATACTCTATAAAATAATAAGCAATCAATCTTATCTGTCTCTGTCTGTTTACCTTTTAACTGTGTACAGGCTTTTAATAGTCTAGTACCACTCTTTTCCTTTAGAGCCTTTAATACACCCTCAACACAATCTTCTGCCCTCTGTATTTCTTCGTGTGGAATCTGTAATTCACCTATATTATTACAATATTCCAAACTTAACTCATCTTCACTAACAGAACGCAATTCCTGCATTATATAAGGTTCCATCTTAATGACTGTTCCTCGACTTCTAATAGTGCCTAGCATATTATCAATATTGTGTACTGTCATTATGAAGTAAGCATTATTAGGTGGTTCTTCAACCACCTTTAATAGTGCGTTTTTTGCTTCATTTTTCATATCATCAGCATCTCTGAATATATAGCATGTGGGCTGTGTAATATAATAAGCCTGTTCTATAGTATCTCTTACATCTGAGATACTATTTCCCATAATTATACCTTTAGCATTTATTGTTTTTAAAATTGCTTTTGCAAATGTTAATCTGCCACTTCCTTCATCCCCAGCTATAATGATGAATCTAGGAACAGACCTATTACATCTCCATTTAATGAGGGTTTTAATATTATTCTGCTGTCCTATCATTATTTTCTACCTCCAATGTTAAAAAGGCTGAACCTCTTAACATATAACTTCTAATACTTTCCAACCTACAATCCTTTATTGCATGCAAGTCTAAAGTATCATTTGACAACACATACACATCCTGAATATCATTATCATATATTTTTTTCTTAACTTCTGATATAGTTAATTGAGTCACTTTTAATTTATTATTATGTTCTGCCATATTATTCTCCTTTTCCACAATAAATCAAGATAGATAATTCTATTAATGTCTTAGGGTCACTATCCCATTTAATCTGGCTATTCAAAGAAACTACAAAGTCCATAACATCAAATAAACTATCATCAATAAGCTGTTCCAATTCATTCACAAGAGTATTAGGTAAGCTAATATAATCAAAATTCTTATAAAGTGCATATTTCTCTACTTCAAGAATGAACTTTGCAAAGTCCTTCATAAACTGCTTTACATCTTTACCTGCATTATATACATTTTCTATTGTAGTGATTGCTGTTCCTTTTTCTTTATTCTGTAAAGCTGTTAAGAATAATATAAATGTATTATAATCTTCTCCACCAATAGTCTTTAACACATTTTCCAATGTTAAATCTGGAGATAATGATAAGCACTTATCCATCAATGTTATAGCATCTCTCATTCCTCCATTGGATACTTTAGCTATATATTCAATAGCTTCTGCATTCCAATCATAAGCTCCATCACAGCCACACTCATTAGCTTCCTCACTTTCCATAATAAGTATGGCAGATAATCTATTTGCGATTCCATCATTGCTTATTTTCTGGAAATTGTATCTCTGTACTCTCGAAAGAATAGTATTAGGGATTTTCTGGGGGTCGGTCGTACACAATATAAATATTGTGAACTTAGGTGGTTCCTCAAGTGTTTTAAGTAATGCCTGCCAAGCCCCATTAGAAAGAGAATGACATTCATCCACAATGAATATCTTATATTCAGCATCAAGTGGCTTTCTCTTTGCATCCTCTATAATCTGTCTAATATTGTCAACACCACTATTAGAAGCGGCATCCACTTCAATCGGATTTCCTTTTCCGTTGTTTATCATATTAGCGAAAATCCTTGCTGATGTTGTTTTACCTGTACCTGCTGGACCAGTAAAAAGATATCCATGCTGAAAAGTTTTAGTTTCCAGCTGATTCATTAATATATCTTTTATTGCACTCTGTTCTGTCATATCGTCAAATGTTTTAGGACGATATTTTACTGCTAATGATTCCTTTGCCATTAATTTTCCTCCTTTATAAGTGGTAAATATTTTATAAATTTCATCAAAGAATCTTCAAGATTAAAATCCTTATATCTTATTCCATTCTTCATGAGTGTAAAAGTATATGATATGATACCTTTTAAATGTAACTGAGTAAGACGCTTATTTATCTCATTCCTTGAGCCACATTTAATTCTCTTAATCTTGCCTTCTTTATCCTTGATATTAATTGTCACATAATATGTAGTATTTCTCATTAAGCTATCACCTCCATTTCTAAGGCTTCAATATCATTTCTTGTTAATCCAAACTGATTAACAAGAATATCTGCTAAGTCAAATAGCTTATCAGATAATTCCATTGATAAGCTATTCATTGACATAGCAACTAATTTTTTATATTCAGAAATTTTAGCTTCTTTAAGAACCTTTATCATTTCTTCATAATTTTTAAAATCTCCTAAACATGTTCTCATAATATGTATCCTCCTTAAATTTTGTATTTCTTAACTTGATTATATTGTAATACATATAACATGAAATGTCAAGTGATTTTAAAATAAATTTTCCAATATTGCCGACATTACATTTCTCTGCATGTCAGTTAATGATACATCTTCAATAGCTGTTTTTAAATCTTCTTTAGCTTTATTGTAGCCGTTCTTATAACCTTCTTCATACTGATTTCTATCATAATTAATAGCTTTAATAAGTTCTTCTTTATTTATATCAACTCCAATAGTCTGAATAGCTGTATATATCTGTTTCTCAATGCCTTCATTTAATTCTGTTGATATCTGTGTTAATAAATTTATAGGACTTTCATATCCAGTAATATCTATATCTTCCATATTCTCTCCTATTCCGCTTCTGATTGAAGCCATTCCATACAACTAGCTTATCCCTCGTATTCTTCGCCGAATGTGTTCTTAAAAGTTATAAGAAACTCTGCTAACTCATCATCAGACATGCTTCTAATTTTCTCTGCATTTGTCTGACTACTATTACATCTACAACCAGGCTCATTATCTTTGAGTTTTTCAAGAGCTTGTGTTGCAACTTCAATGGCTTCAATATGTTCACCTGTAGTTCCCTGCATATAACATAAATCGCAGTTATCACACATATTATGAGTACACATAGCATTAATGCCTTTAACTTTGTTTTCTTGACACTTGAGATATGCTCTTAACTTCTCTAATACTTCACTATTATTCATATATATTACCTCCTTACATCAAAATTATCTTATTTTCTCTCAAAGTCTTCACAACAAACTGCTTTGCTACAATTATAAATATCAGGTCCTAAAGGGTTTTTCATTCTTATATAACCAAACTTGCATATACTACAGAAACTACTTCCTTCATTGCTTTTACAATCATGAGGTTTTTCTTTTTCCATATTATCAAGTTTTCGCTGTAAGAAATTATTGTCCCTAGTAAGTGACTCTACTTTATTCATAATACTATAATATTCTTTGTTACTTAAAATCTTCATTACTGCTCCTTTCTAAAACGAACACTCATTAGGATTTTTCAAATCCTCGCTTTCTTCATACATAATCATTATGCCTGCTACATTACAAGAAGCCCGTTTGTTTGCGATAGTTTCCATGATATCCCAGACATCATCATTATCTATGCCAATAGAAACTCTCTCTATTGTCGATACAAACTGCTTGATAACTTCTGCTTCTTCTTCGCTTACTGTAAGTACATATGCGTCTTCACATTTCATATTATATTATCCTTTCACTGTCTCTAATTTCTCACTGTCAATAATCAATTCTGAATATGGTAGATTTTCAATCCACTTGCAGAACTCTCTCCATTCATCTAACTTATGGTTTTTTCTTGAATGATACATGTTAGATAATACTTCATAATTCAACATAACATTTCTTGTTTGATTATATGATGAAGGAAGTAACTGTATCATTTGCCACCAATATTTTTTATCTTTAGTTTCCAAGAAATCTTCTCTAGCCCCATTCAATATTAATAACAGCTCCCCTATTAAATTTCCATCATCTGCTAACCATGCAGAATCATCTAATATATGTTCAAAACTAAAATCGTCAAGTGTAAATTCTTTTTCCTGAATCTTGTGCATAGTTGAACAGCTATTAGCAACAGTTCCAACCTTGTAAGTATCAAATTCTTTCCACCAATATAAAGGTGCTGTAATTCTTACATATATGGGCATTATCCTCATATACTTTCTATGGTCTGTACCTGCTTTAGCTAATCTCTGCATAAGTTCATGGTCATTATTACCTAATGCAAATATTTCATCAGAATTAATGTTATAAGTAACATAACTATCACTCTTTTCCCAGCTATTCATTGGATTTCTCATACCTTCAATAACAAATTGCATTTGTTCTGGTGAAGGTAAAACTGTATGTTCTAATTTAATCATTTTTTAATCTCCCTTCATTTATGGCTTTAAGCCATTCTTTTTGAATACTTGCATAATCAATCTCTGTTTCTTTAGTGTAATATAAAGCTCCACAGTTTAAACACCGTTTTCGCCTTATTATAGAATTATCTTTTTTGATATTCCTTGTATCTACTACTTTTAATTTTCCATTACATAATGGACATATCATACATCCTGCTCCTTAAATCTTAAATATTCCAAAAACTGTCTTTCATTTAATACATACATATCAGTTTTATCATCAGGTGAAAATCTAAAAGCTAATACAGCTTCTTCCTTTCCCTGTTCAAATGCTTGCTCATTCATTTTTTCAAGCCAGTTCTTCATAATAGTAAAAGATTTTCTTTCTATTGCTGGAGTTTTAGCTTCTATAAAGAATTTATCTGTATGTACATCACCGCCCCCAAACTTCGTTCCACCGGAATTGCTCTGTACTCTTCCGCCTGTTACTTTTGCAATATGCTGTTCTTGTTTATCCGAAAAATATCTAGTTGTCATTATTTATTTTTCCTCCTTTAACCACTTACATTCAGACTTAGTACATCTTTCATTAATGGATAAATGCAGATGTTCACATTTAGTTCTGTCTAATGAACATTCTTATCAGCTAATTTAATTTGTTTCTTGGAAGGCGTTTTCAAGTTATCACCTCCCATTCTTTTATTGCTGATTTAATTACCCAGCCTTCCCATTTAATATTTCCAATCTGTTGAACAAGCTCATTCCACTTTTCTCTAGCTTCTTCTTCACTTTCTACTCTTATAATACCAACCTTTTCAGAACATTCTGGACCTATACCATATAATTTAGATACTGGATTAGTCAAAGCTCTCCCACAACAAGAGCATCTAGAAGTAGGTTCAGCTTTGCCTTGTAAACTCATGTAATACATTCCACGAGTTTCTTTTATAACTTCGCCTTGCATAATGCAAAGTGGCATAGGCTTTCCATTGTTCCATTTATCCTGAAAATCAAAATTGGCTGTCGCTGGTTCTGTCATATATTTTTTAACAGTGATTTTGTACGACTTTCCTACTTCCATTTTCTGAACTGGTGGACATATATAATCTTCTGTATTTATTTCTTTTCTTTTTCCTTCAAGGGTAAACTCAAATGGTTTACCCTCTTCAAAATTCATATCCTGAAATCTATGTATCTGTTTAAATATTTCTTTCATACTGAACCTCCTATATATTAGCTACTAATGCTTTTAAATTAGTTCTCTTTTTAGTTATCATTGCATTAGCAGTAGGTCTATCACATTTTATAAGATTCATAATTTCTGTAGCAAGTTCACAAAATGCTTCATATTCGAGTTCATATGCTTTATCCCAAGCATTCTCATTTGTTTCCATATCAATACTTTCTGTAAGAGTTTCTGCCTTCTCAAGTTTTGTAAGTAATTCCTTTAATTTCATATTTTCCACCAAGCCTTTCTATGTATTAAAAAGTATAAGATATTTCATTCTCTTTACAATATGTTATTGCTTCCCTTAATGAAGCTTTACGATTTCTTATTTCGTCAACTGTTCCATCTTCATATACTCTTTCTCCAATTATAAAATATGTAGTTCCCTGTGGGAGTTTGTATGCTCTTATTTTTGCTGATGCTTTCATGTTTTTATCCTCCTTTAATATGTATTTCTTAACTTGATTATATTGTAATACATATATATAGAAATGTCAAGTGATTTTATTTAAAATAAATAAAAAAGTTATCCACAATTTAATGTGGATAACTTTAGTAAATTGTTGATAACTATTCTTCTAACAATGTCTGAATATCATTAGATAACTGCATATAAACATCTGTATTATCTTTTAAATATTCAACCAATTTAGGCTTACCTTGAAATTTCTCTTTAACCTCTCCAGTTTCAGGTTCTACTAATGTGAACCATGCTCCTGCTTGATTGACAAGACCTAACTTGATTGCGACATCAACAGCATCAGAAATATAATCAATTCCTTCCAGATATTTAAGTGTATAAAAGCCTACTTTTCTATCTGGTCTGCATACTTTAGATTTCACAAGTGCTACATTAACTATATTTCCTGCTGGATTCTCACAAGCTCTTGAAAGATTATTACCCTTTTCATCAATGTAGTTTCCTTTCCTAAATTCTAGTCGTGTACTACAACCATGTCGCCAGCACTTTCCACCTGTTGTAGTAGTTCCACCATAAGGACTGTTCATATCATCTCTCGCCTGATTTATGCCAATAAAGCTCGCTTGTGTTCTAGATAATACTGAAGTTATTTTCTTAGTAAATTCAGTTAAAGCCATACTGATTCCACCATATGTTCTCTCACCAATTTCCTTTTCATTCGCCTGCATAGATACCATAGCCCCAATTGAATCTAATATACAAAGACTTATTTCTCCACTATCTATTATATCTATTATAATATTAAATACTTCTTCTGCTCCCATACTATCGGGGTCTAAGTAAAGCAAATCATCACAATTTAATCCCAGCTTTGTCGCCCATACTGGGTCAAATGTATGTTCTATATCTACAAACAGCACTTTCTTATCTGGAAATAGTTTCTGTGCCTGCCCTGCTATATCAATAGCGGTTGTTGTTTTACCACTTCCATCAGTGCCATAAAATTCAGCAATCCTACCAACTGGAATACCTCCATATGTCATATAATTTAATCTGCATGATGAAAAAGGAATCTTCTGTACTTCCTGGAAATCTACTCCTAGTTGAATATTTCCTACTTTCATTTTCTTATTTAAGTCTTTTATAATTAAATCAAGATTACTCATTTTTATTCCTTTCTATAATCACTTATTTATGTCAATCATAAACTGTCCTTCATCTGCTTGATGAATATATATATAGCTTCGTATGAACCTGTGGTATCAGTATCATAATCACAATCTGTATGAAATTCACAATTCGGATTAGAACAAGCTATAAATGCACATTCCATAGGACCTTCATCCCTCCTAAGTTTTCGAGTTTTAGAAACTTTTCCGTTTTTCAATATTCTATAAACATTAGAATATTGATTGAGTACGACATACTCTAGTTCAGCACCACATAGAGGACATTTATTAAGCACTTCTTCATGATTATTCATTGTAGCAAACATTCTTCTACTCATTATCTAATTCCTCATCGATTAAATCTCTTATAGATTCTCTTCCTTGCTTATAACCTGCTTTAAACCCATCATTATAAGAAGATGTGTGACTTTTAGCATTAACATAAGCATCACGCAAAGAATAATTACCCATATGTTTACAAGCTCTCACAATTTCTATTGCCTGAATAAGTTCCTGTTTGTTTACTCTTATTTGAAAATTATCATGTACCCAATTAGATAGTGTGCTGAATATAAATTCCTCTTGATTTTCTGCAACTATCATTTGAAATTTATACATATTCCCATTAATTATATCTGTTGTTCTATCAGCATTTTCATTTAACATACACATCCTCCTTTTTTGCCTTATTTTCCCAGTATTTTCTCTTTTGCCACTCTCTGCGATATGCTTTTCTCTTTTCTGTTTGTTCAAATCTCTTTGACCTCTCCTTCCCTTTAGCAGATTTATTATAATTATTCATAATTTTCTTATGCTTTTCGCTATGATTCCATCTGCGTACTGCCTGCTTGCCCTTCTCTGTTGCACGATATTTTCTCTGGGACACTCTAAGAGAATCGTATGACCTTGTAGCCATTCTATCAAGATACATGTCCAATGCTAAATCATCCGTATAGTCTTCACAAATACAATCATCATAAGAACAATTAAAGCAATCATGATTACATGTACTCATATTCATTCTCCTTCACTATGATTTATATATCTACTATTAGATAATTCCATCTCTGTGATACGCTTATTCATTACTTTTTTCAAGCTATTCAGCATCTCATATCCTGCATCCATTCTCAACTTTACTTTCTTGTAAGCTCTTGAATATATAGCAAGTGTCATTGTTTCTGCTTGTGCTATAAGCTCCGCCTGTGCTGTCTTATCTGCAACTGTCTTTCCTGTTGCTTGTTCTCTTGCTTTTGAATATACTTCCTGTCTTATAGCTTTGCAAGTATCTTCTTTAATACCTAAATCTTCCTGTGCTGAACCTGTAAAATATAATATATTAGCAAGCCCTAATATAGAGGTCTCTAAGTATTCATCAGACATATTACATTGTCCTAATGTTGTACGAATATTCAACATAATATCATCTAAATCCTTGCAATACTTTGTTACAAGTCCGTCAGATATTTCCTTAATTGTATTGCTTATAGAATCCACATTCTTCATTATAGATTCGGCTGTTTTGGGTTCAGATGTATTAACCTTAATACTATCTCTTCTGCTCATTATTCAGTTCCTCCTCTGATTTAGTTGTTAAATAACTACAAGATAAATGAGATAGATTTATAGGTAATAAATCATTATAATAAGCACATACTGTATCTATTTCTGATATTATTTTCGTCATGTCTTTTGCATATCTACATATAGATTTATGAACACAATCATTACAAATAAATTTTGGTCTAATCATAATTTCCTCCTTGCATATTCTGCCATAAGCAGAGCCTCCGCCATGCCGTCATGGTCTTTCTTGCATCTGGATGTTGCTTTTAAACAAACCTTAGGAAATAGTCTTTTAGCCACTTCAATAGATGTGTTTTTATCACTGGTTACGCTAAATTCCTTTTTCCACTTTTGAGGGGGTACTAATTCAAAAGGTATATCATAGGCTTTAAGAACCCCCTGAATAAATCCAAAATTCTGACCGAAATTAAACATTGATACAACTCCCTGATGTGGCATAGCCCCTACTTTTTCAACAACACATTTAGTCGGGAAATTATTATAGATAGCCCCTAATTCATCTAATAATGTTTCTTCTGAAAAAGGATATGCCAATTCACAATAATCATCAATAAGAGCAATGCCACCATTCTTTCCTGGGTCAATTCCTATATATATCATTCAATATCACCTTCAATCTTACTCTGTACTCTACATCACCATTATCCAGTTTAACCTTTTCAATTGGTAATCCTCTTTTTATAAGCTCTTCAGATAAGCTTCTTGCTAAAATACTTTTTATATAAGATTCTGGTATGATAGATTCTTCATATTTATCTAAAATATAAGAAGCATCAATGAGAGAAGTCAGGATAGGTACTCGAATAAACTGTGTTGATTGTTTTCTCATCTTTTCTTCTTCCAGTGCGTTTTGCAGTTCTTTATTAATTACCTGCAATTCTTCGATTTGTTTGTCCTTCTTTGTCTTAATTCCAAATATCATTATTATCCCACCTTTCTGCATATACCTTTATAAGAACAATATTTACAATTCTTTGTATCTTCTGTTCGTGGTGGTGCTATCATTCTTTCCACATAACCTTCACATTCACTTATATAGCCCACCAGCCAATTTTTCATATCCTGAGTTACTTCAAATACTTCCGGAACTTCAAGAGTGCAGATGTCTCTGTTTTCATACATTACAAATGCCTTATCTAAATCAAGTACCGTACAATAACAGATTACTTGATTGTGATGCTGTTCCAAGCAATGGTCATTCAACTGATTATACTTGAATGATACTACATTCTTGAACTCCCATAAATAATCTTCATTTGTAGATATCCTCCTTATAATGCCGTCACATCTAAAAGATAGATTCAATGCAGTATCTATAAGGTGTGTTTCTGCTCCCTGTGTGCCTTTTACAATCAAAGACTTACATTTTCCGAACTTCTGCTTCTGTTTAACATACTCAGCTACATCAAGATATTTCCAATCGTATCCCATTTTCTGTAAATTCAACAATGCATTTTGTAATGCTTCATGCCTTGCAGTTCCTGTATCTGCCATTCCTGTTGAATTATATTCTACCACTTCTGGGTCTTGTGGTGCTTTTGTTCTTGTGAAATACATATTTCTCATACAATGCAAGGAAGAAGGCTTATAATAATTACTTCCAGTTCTTCTCTCTTCTTGTTCCATTCTTTCAATACAGCTCATAACATCAGATAAAAATTTCTTATTTGCGGGGAGCTGTGGTTTATTGTTATTGATTAGATTTAATAATCTTCTACTCACCTTATCAATCACCTTTCTATTTTTATTATTAATTTGTTATCATATATATTTATTTCTTTAACCTCTGAATCCAAATAAATTTTTGCTCTTTCTAACTCAAATATTCTTCCTGCTGTAAGAAATTTGTTATTACTAGATTTTATTATTGCTTGATAATGAGTAGGTATTTTATCTAGTAGTTCATATACCTTCATTTAGTCACCTCCACATTATTATCATTTCCATAACTTTTAACAGCTTTCTTCAAATATTCCACAAAATCAAAATCCTTATAACTCTTTAATTCTTCTTTTGTGCATAAACTATTAATCATACAATGATTAGATTCTAATATTTGTATAGCCTTGGTTGCTCTTTTTGTCATTTGATTTTCCTCCTTATTTAATATTCATTAAAATACGAGCTACACCATCTAAACCTTCAGCCTCTCCATAATATCTTCCAGTAGGGATATGATGATAACCTAATGAACATACTTCATAAGACCTTATATCAGACAAACCATATCCAGGTATCCTTGTAACTTCTATATTCTTACCACATTTCATTTGTAATAAAATGGTATTAGTTTTAGTGGTCTCAAATTTTCTTTTTAATGCTCCTACTATTTTAAGTTCTAAACTATACCCTTCACTTCTATTATTCATATCAATCACCCTTTAACCTTTATATGTATTTGTTTTCTTAACTTGATTATATTGTAATACATATAACATAAAATGTCAAGCATATTTTTAAAATTTATATAAAAAATACACCCCTATATTTCTATAAGGGTGCATTCATTAAGAAAGAGGCAAAACAGTAATTTGTGGTTTACAATATAAAGTATATACTTATTCAGTCATATTGTCAAGGTCTTCATCTTCAAGAAGTGCTATAATCTGTGTTACTTTTCCGCTCTCAATCTTTAAAGCATTTTCATTTCCATAGCAAATCTTCACCGTATCGTCCGGATTAGCCTGCAACTGCTCCTTTAACATTGGAATATCTACACAGCATACAAATGGTTGAAAGTTCTTGCTTTCCACATAGTTGATAGTCTCTGTGGATGCGTCCTTTTTACTATGGATATTGATTCCCTTTCTTCCAAATGTGAAATATGCTCCATTTTTATCGTAAGGCTCAATGAAAAGTGCCAATCTGTCAAGAGTTGCAAGTAATAAATCCTTAGGTACTTTACAAGATGATGTAAATGCTTCATCAAGATAGGCTTTAACATCATCAGCAGGGAAGTCCTCAATACCTTCCATGACAGCCCCCTGAACAACCATATCATCAGCAATAAATGTGAGTAATGTCTTATCCGCAATCAACTTAATATCTTCCTGCTTATTAAGTGTTAATAACTGCATTAACTGTGGTGAAATAAGCAATGGTTCATCCTGCTCAAACATCTTGAAATCATTAAATGTAATAACATTCGCATCCGTAGATATTACCATATCTCCGCAATAGTAACCTGTTAGAGCTGGGTTCTCAAGTGTCTTAGCAAGTGCGGACTTATTAATATTATATGCCTGCATAATACTTGTGAGCTTTACATTAGTTGTCTTTCCCTTTGTTTCTGAAAGAGCTGGAAATGTGACAAGTCCTTCTTCATCAGATATAAGTGGAATCTTATAGATTCCATTAGCTTTAACAGATAATACATCATCAATAACTATTAATTCAATATCCTCGGAAGTTGTCTTTGCAATCAACTTCCCGAACTTGTCAGCATCTACTGTGATATCCATATCCACACCTGACACCTTATCAATGATAATACATAATGTATTAGTCATATCTGTTGTGAATAATCTCAGTTTTCCGCCTTCCAGCTTAATACCTATCATAGATGTTATAGGTATTAAATTATTAAATCCTGCTCCTTTAATTGCCTTGTTTACTGCTTCTTTCATTCTGCTTGATACTACTTTCATTTTTTAATCCTCCTTAAAATAGACCTTTCTTATATAAGCTATTAAATGGCACACTTGCTACATTTCTACAAGCCTGCTCATAATAACTCTGTTTGAGTTCAATTCCCATTGCTCGTCTGCCCATTTCTATTGCCTTATAACACTCTGAACCAATTCCAAGAAATGGAGTAAATACAATGTCATTCGGATTAGTCCACAGCTCTATAGCTCTTTCTATAACTGGCAACTGTAAAGGGCATATATGCTTTTCATCCTTTTCTTCTCTAGCACTTCTTGCCTGTAAAGTATCACTAGGATTTATATCCATCCATATTGGACTTGCATAATTCTGCCATTTGCTAACTGGAAATGATTCATTTGTATGTTCGCATCTTTCCGGATTATCTCCAGGCTTTCTCATTGTTACAAGATAATCTGGAATACCTTGTCTACTCATACAACTATCTTTTTTCAACTGCTTATGCAATAATCCAAGTGCCTTTGTTCTCTGCATAGCTATTACTGGGTCTTTCCATATACAAACTTCTGAATGATAGATAAATCCACTATCCTGAAATAGCTTAATCAATAACCCTCTGAAATCTTCAATTCCTATAAAACCGTCTCTTTCTTTGCTGGTCGGTAAATTCATACAGTGAAAACTTACTAATCTTCCAGGCATTGTGATTCTGTATAATTCAGAAACTATGAACTTAAAATGTTCATAAAATTCTGTTGTTGTTCTACAGTTTCCCAAGTCTCTGTCGCTATTTGAATAGGTATAAAGACTTGCAAAAGGCGGAGAGAATATAGAAAAGTGAATACTATTATCAGGTATTCCTTTCATAATCTCACAGCTATCACCATTATATAAAGCATATTTATCTGTGATTAACTGATTTTCAACATTTACTGCACTTTGTCCTTTCATTACATTTCCTCCCATTCTGGTAGTTTCATTTTTGTTTCTGCATCATATTCATCCGTAATTCTTGTTGTGTTCTTTATTTCATCTTCAAGATACTTGGATGCAATTCCTACCATTTTTTTATTCATTTCATCAGCAAGTCTGCCTTTTTCAAGAATATTATTATAAACTGGTAATTCTCTTGTACTTATAACAATATACACATTTACTTCTTTTGTCTGCCCGAATCTGTAACATCTTCTTATAGCTTGATAGTATTTTTCATAACTATCTGATATACCACAGAATATAATATTGTTACAATTCTGCCAATTCATACCAAATCCGGCAATTTTCGGCTTACTTACAAGAAACTTTATATCACCTGTTGAAAATCCTAATAATGATTTTTCTTTGTGTTCACTTGTATCTGAACCTGCAACCTGTACAGCGTTCGGGATTGCTTTTTCAAGTGCATTTCCTTCATCATTAAAATCGCACCAAATCAAGCAATTTTTCATATTGTGTTCTTTTATAAGCTCTACACACTTTGATACTCTTTTGTCAAGACTTTCTTTTCTTGCTTCTCGTCTATCTTGTAAATCTGTCACAACACTAGGAATCAGCTTTCCTCTCTTTGTTTCCCCTGCTACTTTTACAACTTGCACATTCAAAGCAGGCAATTTATATTTATCACCGTTATAACCTATATCTTCTGGAGTTTTCATCACGCTTGCCCAGCTTGATACCCAATGCCAGAATTGTTCTTCTGCATGACCTTTCAATCTCCATTTACTTGTGTTTCCGCCATCATGCACAAAATAAGTAGCAAGCATTTCTGTTCTTGTCATTACTCCTAAAAACTCTGAATGATTACCTAATTCTTCATAGTCGTTTGGAGCTGGTGTAGCAGAACAAGCAAGTTTATATTCTGTTGCTCTAAACTTATCAATCAATGCTTTTGTAGTCTTACCGGAAAATGATTTAAGTATTGAGCTTTCATCAAGTACAATTCCTATAAATTCATCAGCATTAAAATGTTCTAACATTTCATAGTTAGTTATATTGATTCCATCTTTTACATCTTCCTGCGCTCTACATATGTTTACATCAATACCGAACTTTTCTCCTTCTCTTTTTGTCTGTACTGAAACAGCAAGTGGAGCAAGTATAAGAACATTCTTTTCAGTGTGCTTATACACTTCATCCGCCCAGGATAACTGACATATAGTTTTTCCAAGTCCTGTATCAAGAAATAGTGCAGATTTTCCTCTTTTAAGAGCTATCTTAACAATAGCCCTTTGAAAATCAAATAGATTTTCGTTTGATGGTTCACAATCAAAACCACAAGACTTAAATTGTTCTATTTTTGTTTTTAGAAATTCATCATAATTCAATGTGTTTCTCCTTTCTATTTATTTCTCTTATATTGTAATACATAAAATATAAAAAGTCAATTACTTTTCAAAAATTATTTTATAATTATTTTCTACTGCGTAATTATATTCTAATCTTGCTCCTTTACTATCTTCCCAACATTTCAACATATAAATAGCATTACACATTTTAAGCATTGTCATTGACATTTGCATATATTCTTCCCATGTTGTTTCTATTGGAAGTTGTGCATTTACTTTAGCTGGATTTATTACTATATAATTTGAGAGAGCTTTTTCTGCTCTCTCAAATCTTTGTATATAATCTGTTGTTCCTGTTATTTTACCTGATATATAAATTTTCATTAAAACAACTTCTTTCTATATTTAATAGATGAATCTCTATTTGATGTTTTACCTAAAAGACAATCTGCAATAGCACAAGTATATTTATATGCTACAAGACTTGGCACACCTGAACATCTATTATATTGTTCTTTAACAGATATATCCTCAGGAAAATAAAAATCATCCCCAACAGTCTGCAATCTAAGATGTTCTCGTACAGACATTCTTCTTGGGAAATTTGAATCATTCAACATCTGCTTATGTGCTTCCTTATAGTTATCAGATATCTTATAAGGTTCAGGATATAATAGAGCTGATTGTTGAGAAGATAATACAGTCTTAGCTGGCTCATCCCAAGTATTCTGTCTAAAATTACTACTAAATGCTGAATATATAGAAGCACTTAATTTATCAGTATTATGATTTTTAACATCTGATATAGTCTTATCTTTTAAGTCATAAATAGCATCTCTCTGAGTGGTTCTATGCCACACTGATTTAGGTACTATAAACTCATTCTTTATAGAATCTGCAATAGCCACCATAAATACTCTCTCTCTTTGCTGTGGCACACCAAGTTCAAATGAATTTACAATATTCCAATAAGTATGATAACCATAACTTTCAATTAATCGACAAAATTCATTAAAAATTGGTAAACTATCACCCATAGCAATACCAGCTACATTCTCAAAAAATAATGCCTTTGGCTTTTTAGCACTAAACAATCTTATAGTTTCAGCTAATAAATCTCCATACTTTTTATCATTTGTCAGTCTTCTTGCTCCACAAACGGAAAATGGTTTACATACAGGTGTAGCTATCATCAAATCACAATCTGGTATATCATCGGGTTGAATTGTACGAATATCTGCACAAATCGCATGATTTCCAATATTGAGATTATATGTTTTTACAGCATCTTCATCATTATCCACTGACCATAAAATATTATATCCAGCTCGTTTAACTCCGTATGCTCCTATACCTGCTCCACAAAATAAATCTATACAAGTAAGACCATTTGAATCTAATTGTTTAATGGGTTCTAACATATAATCTCCTTTATTTTATTGCAATATAACCTGTAAAATTCATCCATCTCCAAAATACATCAACATGCTTAAATCCTGCTGATTTTAATAGATTAACATTCATATCATTAGTAACTGGAACCAATACACCTTCTAATGATAGTCTCTTTCTTTCAATCTGCTCTTCTGAATAACCATTAGTCTTTTTCATTTCATAATAATTATTCACCATAGCCTGATTAAGAATATCTGTACTGCCCAGCACCTTTTCTACCATAATAAATGTTCCATTCTTACTGCTTAATGAATCATATATATTCTGAATTATGTGCTGACGATATTCAATCGGTGTGAACTGAATTGTCAAACAAGATGTTACTATATCAAACAATCCAACCGGATAATCTGTGCGTAAATCACAATTAAGAATAGTAATTTTCTTTTCAATTAATTCATCCAAAAATCTATGCTTTGCCTTAGTCAACATAGGTTCAGATACATCACAGCCAGTATATCTAATGTCTATATCAGATAACTTATCTAATATGGTTTTTAATGACTGAATCATTAACCCATCAGAACATCCTATATCTAATATACTAACTGTATGTTTATCTGATTGCTCAAGTATATACTTACTCAAACCAGCTATAGAATCACGCATTAAATTATACTGTGGAATAGAACGCTGTAGCATATTCTCAAAACATTCTGCTACATTAGAATCAAATTCCCACTTGTCTCCAGGTTCAACATTATCAATAACAGTCATATATTACTCCTTTCTAAGCTAAAGTTAATAAGTCAGTTAAAGATGTTAATACATACTTTGTTCGATTGCTCTTTTCTTCATAAGTACCATTATCATACTTACCTGACTTATAGCATACATAATTTTTCTTTGTTACTCTTAATTTTACAGTCTTAGAATTTAACTTAATATAATAAGTATTCTTCTTAGCGGCTGTGTGCATAGTCAACTGATTTTTCTTACAAAATGATTCTACATCTAAATCAATAGTAGCAGATTCTTTCTTACTTGATGTATCAGCTACACTATCATTAACAGTTTCAATTACTGATTCATCAGCTACAGATACACTATTGTCTACTTCACTTTCAAAAGCTAAAATTCTTTCTATAACCTTGGCCTTGCTCTCTTTAAGCTGAGTTCTTGTCTTATTGCAGTTAACCTTTACTCCTAACTTATCACATTCTGCAATAAGCATATCACCTTTCATTGAGTATAACTTATCTTCTCTACTCATTTCTTCTTTAATCATCATATTGTTCATAATAATTACCTCCATATAATATGTATTTGTTTTCTTAACTTGATTATATTGTAATACATAATATATGGAATGTCAACTACTATTTCCAATTTTTTTAAGTTATTTCCACTTCTTCGCCATACCAGTTTTTAGTAAAATCAACATCACACTTAAAAGGTAATTTAATCAAATGAGTAGGAGCTGTTCTCATAAGATATGAAAGTCTTTCCCCCGCTTCCTTTGCATTTTCAATAGGGCATTCTCCTATAACTTCATCATGAACTTGTATAAGCAAATGGAAATCAAGCTCTTTCATTCTTTCATCATTGTTTATTGCTATCATAGCCAGCTTTGTTATATCTGCGGCTGAACCTTGTACTCTTGCATTAACACATTGTCTCTCTGCCTGTGCGATATATTCACCATTATCCTTGATTTTAATTCCTTGAGCTAAAGCACTTTGAATTATATCATTTTTCTTTTTCCAACCAAATGCTTTATCAAGTTGTTTGATGTAGTTGTCTTTTACCTTCTTAGGAACTTCAATTGATACTTCACTTCCAAATGCCAGTGGGTCAAAATTAGTGACTTTTCCACTATATGAAAATTCATATCGTTCTAACTGCATATCTTTTAAATGTCTTCTTCTGCCACAAGCTGTAGTCACATAGCCCTCAATTCTCGCCATATTCTGTGAATCTTCAATGAACTTTCCAAGAGCTGGGAATGAAGCTATAACCTTATCATATATTGCTTGAGCTTCTTTAGTAGATACTCCAAGCTGTTCTGCGATAGATGGAATTTGTCTGCCGTATAAGATACCTAATACAATGCTTTTAGCTTGTGTTCTTCTTTCTTTGCCCGCTGGATTTACCGTTCCATCTTCCCGAAACTCCTTACACTCTTCATATGGCTTATGAAAAGCAAGTGCGGCAATAGTCGCATAAATATCCCTGCCATTTATAAATGCTTCTTGCATTTTCTGGTCGGCAGATAAATGAGCAGTTACCATTGGTTCCTGCTGGCTGAAATCAGAACCTATAAGCACATAGCCGTCTTGAGCCTTAAACATCTGTCTAATCTCCTTATTATGTGAAGGAATATTCTGTAGGTTAGGGTCTTGTGAACTGAATCGTCCTGTCTTAGCACCATACTGATTATAACTTGCATGAACTCTTCCATCTTCAAGAGCAATTTCAGGCATCTTATCAATATAAGTACTTAACAGCTTATCAACATTTCTCATTCCTAAGATAGCTTCACATAAATCTTTATGTTTGCCCTGTGCAAAATGTTTTAAAATATCTTCACCTGTTCCTCTTGGTGCTTTCTTATCTGGACTTTCTAATCCTAAAATATCATAGAACAATATTGCAAGCTGAGTGGGGCTTGATAATGATATGGGGTCTGATAGCTTATTATTAGGATTTTTCATTTTATAAGTATCAATTTCATTCTGATACATTGCTATTGCTTCATCAGCTTGCTTTTGTCTTTCTTCTCTTATCTTATGATATTTTTCATGTAGATTTTTACATACATCAAAATCCAAACATACACCTCTATCTTCCATATCCGCTACAACTGGTATAAGTGGCATTTCTATATTCCAAAATACATTATAAGGTCCAGCTAATACTCGTCTGTTTAATAATGTTTTTTGATACTCATATAACTCATATGTCTTTATAGCATCACCTGCGGCATATAAATATCCAGTTGATATTGGAATAAGGTCAAATGTAACTCCTTTGAATAAAGAATCAAATGTGAGTGATTCAGTATCTTTACTATCACAATATTTTAAATGCAAATCCTTTAATCTGTGACTTTCTTCTTCATCTATACAATAAGCCGCTAACATTGTATCCCAGTAAGGTGGAATATCAATTCCTAATGTTTTTCTACATACACGAATATCATACTTAGCATTATGGAAAATCCATCTGATATCCTTATAGAAATCTTTCATAATCTTAGAAACTGTCTGCTCATCTAACTGGTCTTTAGTTCTTACACCTGTTATATAAGATTTATGATTAATAGGAATATAAGCCGCTTTCTGTCCTGGAGTATAGATACAACCACCTACTATATCTACAAGTAACGGATTTAATCCTGTTGCTTCTGTATCTAACGCACCCTCCCCAACCTGTTTCATTTCTTTCATGTATTCATATAACTGGTCAGGTTCTCTAATAAGAATATAGTCATCATTATGTATTGCCAATTTTTGGTTAGCAATAGCCACTATAGACTGTATTTGAGCGGCAATGTTATTACCACCGCCGCCCCTTATACTTGTTCTATTAGTTATTGTTTTAGACTTCTGAACTATACTCTTATCATTGTTTTTTGGTCTTGCAAATGATAAAGCCATATAATCCTCCTACTTATGATAATCTTCAACTACATCTATTCCGTATGCAATGGCACACTGATTTTCAATCTTACAACCTCTATAATTTTCCCAACCATTAGCAAAGTATGCGATGTCGGCAGTTGAAAGTAATTCCAAAGACTTACCCAAAAACCACAATGGCTTTGCATCATGTGGTGCATTTTCAAAGAAAGAGTCAATCACTTCTATATCCTCGTTTGGATATCCTTCTTTTACTCTCTGTATAATTTTATTTCTTTCTGACTTAATTTCCTCATCTGTCTTATCTCTCATTGGCTGACTAATAAATAATTTTTTCATATTACATACCTGCCCTTCTGCTTGTTGCTCTGCTTGCTCCTCTTCTTGATGGAAGTGGTTCAGTGTTTCTGCGTCTTACCTGTGTATTATCTTCCTGATTAGTATCTGTATTATCTGTATCAGGAAATGAACCTGTATCAAGATATTCCTGCATTTCATCAGCTGACTTATCCATAATATAACCACCTAAAAACTCTGGCTTTTCAAAATTACTGATATCAATAGGCTTTGCTGGAGATACCTGTATATCATACTTGGTTTTCTTATCACATTTCTTACCATTACGAATAATATCTACTGGTTGCATACGCATATCTCCCCAGCGGTTTACAAGATTCTTAATCTTAGGAATGAAAGTCTTTCCTCGATTCCATATCTTAATCTTTGCATCCTGCTGGTCAACCATAGCCAACATCATTACCACCTGTGTCTTTAATCCTGCGGCACACATAGGGCATACATCAATAGGGTCATCATAATTCCTAAGACAGTTTACAAATCTTGTCTTATCATTTCCATCATCCCACTTACCAACAACAGCCTGATGACAAGCATAGATATCAACATCTTCCATATCAGATACAAGAAGCTGTGCTGTTACCATGTCACCATCATTCTCAAGTTTTAAAAATTCACTATCAGAACCACCATACTTGTCTACATCATCATAGTTAATTCTTCCCATAATTGTTTCCTTTCTTAAATGTTTTAGTGTTTTTAGTTTCTTATAAGATTTAATATCTTATAATCTGGAGTAGTAGGAATCGAACCTACACCTTGCCAGCTGGTACACGCACTCGCCATCTATACTATACTCCAGGCTGAACGAGAACCTAACAACTCATTCAGTATATCCTACTCAGGGAAGTAGGAAACAGCCCTTGTGAGATTCGAACTCACACCAGCAGAATCAAGGTCTGTTGCCCTGCCATTAGGCTAAAGGGCTATAATTATAATTTGAATTGCCTACCAACTAATCATCATTAGCTCCCATCCACCATATCCTCAACAAAACGAGCCTCAACAAAACAAATTATAATCGGAGCTGTAATTTTCATACTAAGTAAACTATCCTAGGTTCATTTACTATTTTTACTAATTACTGGGTCTGAGGTAGTCCGTCATACCTCGCTTGGGATAGATGAGAGTCGAACTCACATAACACTCTAATCATACGAGTTGCTTTCCAATTTGCATACTATCCCATAATAGTGTTTTATGTGTTATCGCTTCACTATGTTTTTTATATTCATTTGTATATCATTTCTTATAAGCATATAATGTACAGCCAGTTCCTTTT